AAGAATATGAAAATCTCTGAAGGAACAGAATTTAAAATAGACATTAAAACTATTGTAAGTATAATAGTTGTGACGTCGATGTTTGTAGGTATGTACTATACTTTACAAGATGATATATCAGATGCTAAAAAAATGCCAAAAGCTGTAATAGATAGAATAGAGTATGATCTAAAACAAGATTGGCACACTCAGCATATAAACAAGCTAGAAAGTGAAGTTAAAGAACTTAGGGATTGGTGTAGAGAAATAGATGAAGAACTTTATAAAAAGAAAAATAGATAATGGCTAAAGCAAAGACTAAACGTAAGAAAAACCCATGCTGGAAAGGTTATGAGGCTATAGGTATGAAGAAAAAAGGTGGTAGAACTGTGCCTAATTGTGTTCCTAAAAAAGGTAAAAAGAAAAAGTAATGGCAAAGAAATTTAAACCACATCCAATGTATAAAGATTGTAAAACTAAAATGGCTTTCACTATGGAAGATCATAATAAGCTTAAAGAAAAAGGTTTTACCCACAAGCAAGATAAAGCTTGTAAAAAGAAAAAGTAATGGCTAAAAGTGTTGACTCAAAATATGAAAAGCGTAATAGAAAAATGCGCTCAGATTACAAAAAAGAAACAGGTAAGACATTAGGTTCTAGACAAACATCCGGTACTAATAGTCGTAGAGTTTCTTTTGCGTGTAGATTTGGTGGTATGGCTGGAGGCATGAAAAAGAAAAACGGCGAACCTAGTAACTTAGCAATGGCCCTTAAAAAGTGGGGTTTTAGAAGCAAGGAATCTGCTCGAGCATTTTGTAAAAGAAATAAAAAATCTAAGAAATAATGGCATACGGTAAAAAAATGACTAAGAAGACAACTACAACTAAAAAATCTTCTAAACCTAAAACTAAGAAAAAGAAAAAGTAATGGCTAAGAAAAGTATATCAGAAATAAGAGAAGAACCTGGTATGTCTAATGCTGGAAAGTACAAAGATGTATCTAAAGGAGATTTTTGTGGACCAAAAGGAACATTTCCAGTTAATAGTTTAAAAAGAGCTAAATCAGCTTTAAAACTTGCTCATAATGCTGAGAACCCTGAGTCAATTAAATCTTGTGTATATAGAAAGTATCCTCAATTAAAAGAGGGTAATGCAATATCACGTAGAAAAAATAAATAACTATGGAGAAGTTAAAAGAAATTATAAATCACCCACTATCTAAGTCAGTTGCTTTAGGTATTGTTGGCGCTTTATTATTAATGGAAAAACACCCACTATATGCTGGTATAGCATTTGGTATGGGACTTAGAGAATTATTGTTAGCTTTTAAAGCTGATTAATTAAATTAAATTAAATGGAATCAAATAAATCAAAGGGTCTAGGAGACTCAATAGAAAAATTTACAACAGCTACAGGAATTAAAAAATTAGCAGATAAAATACCAGGTGGTTGTGGTTGTAAAGCTAGAAAAGAAGCATTAAACAGAATGTTCCCTTATAACAATGGCGAAGGAAAAGAAGAAGTTTAAAGATACTAAAGTAGGTAGTTTTTTAAAAGACAAAGCTCCTAACATATTGAACGCTGTAGGAGAATTTTTACCAGATCAAGGTGGACTTGGTATTGTAAAAAATTTAATATCAAGTGATAATAGTATTAAGCCACAAGATAAAGAGGTGGCTTTAAGACTATTAGATCAAGATATATCAGAAATGAATAATATTTCTACTAGGTGGTCAAGTGATATGAAAAGCGATTCATGGTTAAGTAAAAATACTAGACCTATGACACTTATATTTCTTACTTTAGCAATGACAATATTTATAATACTAGATTCTACAGTATTATTAGAAATTAAAAAAGGATGGGTTTCTTTATTGGAAGCTTTACTCCTAACAGTATATGTAGCATACTTTGGTAGCAGAGGTGCGGAGAAAATTACAAAAATAAGAAAATAAATAAAAATGAGTGTAATAGGATTAACACGTAAACAACCAAGAGTATTTGCTCATGATGCAGTTGCATTAAGAGATTTACCAAGCTGTCTTTATAATACAATAGATCAGTTTACTATAGATCCACTAAACAGCGGAACTGGTTTTATAGTTGGAGAGCAATATACAGCTATAAATAACGATGGAACAGAATCTATAACAATTGAAATAGTATCAGTTGATAATAACGACGGCTCTATTAATAGCATTAGTATTGTTAACCCTTTGTGTACTAATACAAATTTAAAAATAGGTGATAAATTATCAGTAGTTTGGAGTATAAAAAGCAATCAAGGCGTTGGTGATGGGTCTACAGCTGTAGATTTTATAACAATAGATTCTTTTAACGCAAATGGTAGTTGGGATTATGGATGTCCTATTACGCCAATTAGATCACCTTATACATCAGCACCATCTTTTAAAAACTTAGTAGATTTAACTTGTGGTAGTTGCAATTATAAGGTTAAACCAGAAGGATCTAGTATTTATGTAGGTTACGATTTATCACAACTAACAGTTGTTATGGAAAGCGGTACTTTAACTACATGGACAAATATTCCTGCTGGTAGTTTTATGCCAGTTTCAGTTTTAACAATATGTGAAGCAGTGGCTGCAGGTCCTGTAGTAGATAGACCAACACCTGAGGAATTAAAAGATTATATTTTAGCCTTATTTTAAGATGTCTGGTATACTAAGTAATAAAAATACTATACCAGCTGTGGGAGCAGCAGGTGGTGTATTTGGAGCTAACATTAGACCACTAGTAATAGGGATCGTACAAGAAAATGCAACTTATCCTTTCTATATGTTATGTGAGGACCAAGCTAATGAAGATTTTATAATACAAGAATAATGGCAAATAGAAAAATATCACAATTTACCACACAGACAGATATAACGCAAATCCAAGGTTTAGCTGGTTATGACAATTCCGTAACTAATGTACAGATAAGTGGTAACCAATTAATAACTTCATTAGAAGAAAATTTATATAAGCCTTTTGGAGCTAATGGGACAGTGTTAACAATAAACAATGGGGCTCCCGCGTGGGTAATTCCGCCAAGTGGTAGTTCTATTGAATTTACAGGTGAAGACAGTAATCAAACTGCTATAACTGTACCTAACGCTACACAACCTTTAGATCAAGTTTCTTTTGATGGTAATTCATTTGAAGTTTCTTATGATGCTAATGCTAGCCAGTTTAATGTTGATTTAAAATCTGGGGTTAGTCTTAATCCTACTATGGCTGATGTTTATACAAACTCTATAAATCCAGCAGCACCAACTCCTACTGTTAGCGCATCTTCATCTATAGCTAGTTTAGAATTATCAAACACAGCTATATCACTTCAAACAGACAGTAGCTCAACAGTGTCTCAAGCAATATTGCTACAAACAAATAACGCAGCATCGTCTATTCAATTTTCGTCTGCAAATGCTATAGCTGGTATAGCTGTTGCTGGTTCTGTAGATTTTCAAGGTGGAACAGGTGCTACTTTTGAGCAAAATGATGCTCAAGGAATAACCCGTATTTTGAGTGAGGGAGGAACACAAGTAGCAGCAAAAACTTTACTAACTATATCAACAGATGAAAAAATTGAAATGGGAGCAGATAATCTTGAGGGAGACTTTATTGGTCCTTCTGATTCAGTTCTTGCATCTGCTAAAACTTTTAAACTTACAGGTGAGTATGGTACTTTGTTTTTAGGTACTGATGGTAATTCAGTTCAAGGTGTTTCATTATCTCCAGTTAGTAGTCAAAGAACTCATATAAATAGCAATCTTAACGTAAATGGTTTTATAAATATTGATAACAGTCAAACTACAGGTAACGGTATAGTATTCAATATTAATGGAACATCTACTGCGGGTAATAGTCTGTACTATAATAGAGGTACGACTAATGCTAATCAAAGTAGTGGATTATACAATGTAGAAAACTTTATTGGAGATTTTACTGGAAGTCCAAATGCTTATTCAATAGTTAATAGTGCTAGAAGTATCACAGCTGGCGATAGAGGTGGTGATGTAATAATAAAATCCACTTATGGTGCCGTTAAAATATCCTCAGGAGAAAATACAGTTGGAGGATCAACTACTACTAGCAATGTAGAAATACTTACGGATTTAGAATTAGAAGCTAATTTACTAGATATAAATGGATCGTCAAGTGGCGTGGAGTCAAATACAGGAGCTCCACTATTAGCCACTGGTGACACTACAACGGGAGGTGTTAAATGGGGACCTAGCATGCTTGCTCAAGAATTAGTTATTAACGGTGGTGCTTTAGTAACACCCATTGTTTTTGGAAATTGGGCTGTTGGTAAAAACCAAAACGCTTATTGCACTGCTAATATAACAGGTTCTACAGATTTAACTATAGCTGGTGTTGTTGATGGTAGTAATGGAACACTTGTATTTACAATCACCACAGGTGAAGTTAATTGGCCAACTGGAAGTTTATTTGCTGGTGGACCTCCTACTCTGCCTGCCGGTACTCATGCAGCTGCTTTTGTTTATGTAAATGGTAATTACTATTGGTCAATTGGTGAATCTTTTTCTGGTTAAGATATGAGTACTTCAGGAAGAACAATGTTTAGAGCCATGTTAGGTGGTAGCGGTGGTAGTAGTGCGTGCGCTCCAATAACTAACACTACAACTACTATAATAGACTCCACTACGGGTACTAATGGAGATAGTTCAGCAGCTGGTGTTAATCATTATTATCAATTTGCAGTTAAATCATATATCCTTAGAGCTTCTGAATTAGGCACTACAAAACAGATAACTGCTTTGCAATACTACTTAGAAGATAATGATGGGATATCAAGTTTAGAGTGGGATGAAGTTAAAATAATAATGGCACATTGTGGTTCTAGTACACAACTACCAACTGATATAACATTAAATAACAATAACCAAGGTTATAATGACTTTGAAGAGTGCGTTGATAATTTAGGTTGGTTTGGATGTGTTGATACTCCAATAATAAATAACTCAAGCGGGTTTGTGTTAACTGATCAAACGCTATGTAGGTCAGGTTCACTTTTTCTTACCAATACTGAAACTTGGAAAACTATCAACTTTAATCAAAATAATTTTTGCTACAATGGAACAGATAACGTTTTTGTTTCTGTTTTGTCTAATTTAGGTTATGTACCTGCATTTGGGGATCCAAATCCACAATGGGAGCATTCTTATAGTTATAGTTCCACAAGTCCCAATTATAGAGCTGGTGGATATTACGACGCGGATTATGGTCCACCGCCATTAAATAGTAGTACAAGTACTGAATGGATAGAAAGAGAAAATTCAGGAAATAGACCTCACTTAAAAATAAAACATTGATATGGTAAATTGGGATCAACTATTAGAAAACATGAGCAGTGTTGGAGAACAACAGAGAGCCACTAATAAAACTACATCAGACAATATGTCTAATGTAAACTTAATATATACTAATGTAACTATATCAAGAGAAGATGTAAGAATAATAATAAAAGAAAGTTTTGAAGGGGAAGTGGTTTTTTACGATGAGCTTTATAATGATATTTATAAAAGTCAAGTTATAGAACAAGATCCTTTATCTTTTTAAAATAAACAAACAATTAAATTAAATCAAATGAATAAAATATCAGAAGAACATTTAAAAACAATTCAAGATCAACAAAAGAAATTAAATAATCTATTAAATCAAATAGGTTATGTAGCCGCTCAAAAACACGGGTTACTACATGAGTTTGGTCAAGTGAATAAAGATGCAGAAGACTTTAAATCAGTACTTGAAGAGGAGTATGGACAAGTTAATATCAATGTAGATACTGGAGAATACACCGAGGTTGAAAAGAAAGAACCTGAATTAACGGTGGTGGAAGAGGATTAATTATGTCAAAGATTATTAGAAAAATTAGCATAGGGTCTGATTATAAAAATGAAGCAATGCATTACGCCGTAGGTCAAGAAGTCTACGGCGGGCATATAATCTCTGATATAATAGATAGTGAAGAAAAAGGAGAGTATTTTATATATATAAAGAAAAATAATGAAATACTTCCTTGGAAAAAATTCAATAGTCAAATGGCTGTAGCTGTTGAATATGATCTACAATATGGCCAGTAGTTTATACGATTATATAGTAGAACCACTAGGCGAACGTTACAATAACGTTAAAAAAGTAAATGGAAAATCTCTCATACTAAATACTAAAATAGAAACTTTCAACAGTGTAAATAAAACAGCCAAAGTAATTAGTATTCCTAAAAATTATAAACTACCAATAGAGGTTGGAGACATAGTACATATACATCATAACGTATTTAGAAAGTTTTACAACATGAAGGGTAAGAAGCAGAATAGTAGATCCTATTTTAAAGATAATTTATATTTTTGTTCACCAGATCAAATATATATGTACGAAAGAAATAATGAAATAAAAACGTTCTTAGATAGGTGTTTTGTAAAGCCTTTATTATCAAATAAGTTAGGTGAAAAAACTATCCCAAACTTAGGAATTTTAAAATATAGTAATAAAATTTTAAAATCACTAGGCATAGAAGTTAATGACTTGGTGAGCTTTCCAAAGCTCAGAGAGTGGGAGTTTGAGATAGATAGTGAAATATTATATTGTATGAAATCTAAAGATATACTTATTAAACATGAATACGAAGGAAACGAAAAAGAGTATAATCCAAGCGGGACAACTTGCGGTTGTGGAGCTAATCAAAGTTGCGAAAGAACCGATAGTAGACACGGGAGAAGATGTGACTGCGGATCGTTTGAAGAATGCCGCTGCAACAAAAAAACTAGCAATATTTGACGCTTTTGAAATATTAAAAAGAATAGAAGAAGAGGAAAATATGTTAGAAGGTAAAGCTAAAGAAGAAGTTAAAGAAACAAGATCTTTTAAAGGCTTTGCGGAAGGGAGAAGCAAGTGAGTTACGAGCAAACACTTTGGAAAGAAGTAAAAGACATTGTAAATCCTAAAATACTATCTAAACAGAATAGATTAAAAAAATGGGAGTATGGTTATAATTCTGATTATGATTTTGTAGTAATTAGTAAAACTGGAAAGATTGGACAGATCATTGAAATACAAAACCTTCGTATTGCACTACCGGCAGAAAACAAACCTTTTAAACGAAGCGAAAATAAAAAGGAACAATATTGGGAAAAACAAGAATACCCGAAAGCTTTAAGTAGAATAAAAACTAGGTTTGACTGGGAAGAATACCCAGAAGATTTTAAGGAAGAATGGTATGACTACATTGATCAAGAATTTAAACGCAGAGAAGAAGGTTACTGGTTTTATAACAACGGTGATCCTACTTATGTCACTGGTACTCATTACATGTACTTGCAATGGTCAAAGATTGATGTTGGTGCAGCCGATTACAGAGAAGCAAACAGACTCTTCTTCATTTTCTGGGAAGCTTGTAAAGCGGACAACAGGTGCTATGGAATGTGCTATCTTAAAAACAGACGGAGTGGATTTAGCTTTATGTCGTCAGCTGAACTGGTCAACCAGGCAACAATATCGTCTGAC